CTTGCCACTGGTAGCGGACACCCGAGTCGTGAGTGCCGGCAACCAGAAATTGCTGCCGGTTACCCAAGAATTCGATAATACCGTGTTCAGTTTTGATGACACGTTTGAGGGTTTCTTCTTGACAGGCGAAGGCCATGAGGAATTTGGAAGAGCCATCGCGCCATCGAACAGGTAACGCCATGTCTATAGTACCTAGATAGGTGTCTATGAATGTGTGTATCTGTTCCGACAACACTTGATCAGTGATATCACAATCAATTGCCTTGACCTGCCTGCCTATTAAGCAGATGCTGTAGTCCGGTTCTTTCGACCAGCGGTCTACTTCCGCGGGTGTGGATTGCTTGGCTGTCCAATTACCGACACCGTAGACAAGCCGGTTCCTACCGTAAATGCTGGGCGTTTTGCCGAGGGATTTTAATTTACTCTCAGACGCGATCTGCGCCTCCTGATTCGCAACGGCGGGCAGCAGGTCGCTGGTTAAGCCGAGCAATTCAGAGAATAAAAACCACTCCTTCTCGGTCGCCCCGAGACGATTGTCCATGTCAATTAATCCTTGCTAAAAGTTTCTACTGCAACAACATCACTATCGTCCCTACGTGTCGGCGATGCGAGATCGGCCAGAGTAACATCAGGGTAGATCCTCGGCGGATTGGATGTTTTCGCACGCTGGTTGATAACTGCCACACCATGAACGATAGACAATGCCAATCTTAAGCGGGGGTTCTCCCGATGCACACCGGCGAGTACCCGCAGATAATAAATATTCCTACGGCCTATCATACGTGCTAATTCGTTCTGATCCTCTGTGGTTGCGGCTCGCAGCCACTTGCCCAGAGCTGTTTCATTTACATTGTGCGGTCGCTGTTCTGACATGGTTTATTGACTCCTGTGATTAAATTGGTGATAGTATCACAGTTGTAAACAGTTTGCAGTTGTAAATTTATTTTCACGAATATTGTTGACAACTGATAACTTACTCTATAAAGTTCGGTCTCCGTTGTACGAATATTTTTGTAAATTGATAGGAGGATGCCTTGACGACTAACAGTCAGTTTAAACCTTACGACAGCGCCTACGAGGAAACTCGAGCACGCAACAAAATTGAACGGGACAAAGCAATCGCACGTTTACTGAGCAAGTCGTCAGCAGAACTAATCAGTTTAACACGGGCGAATAACATTTTACCATCGACACTAGAAACGGCTCTGGCATCTCGGCTAGAGGAGACGCTACTGGAACTGCGTTCACTGAAAGAACAGCGGAGTGTCCGCCTGCATCAAGATTAACACGAAGTAATATTTTTTTTTTTAACCACGTAAAGGAGTAGTTAGCATGGCAATTGAAGACTCACTAGAACGAATTGCGATCGCCCTCGAGGCGATTGTTAAATCTAAGCAGGGCGTTGAGCCTATGTCGAATGATTCTCTGACAAAGGTAGAGATACCTAAGACCCGACCGGGTAAGAAGGTTGAGGAGGTAAAGGCAGATATTGTAGATACTGTAGAGAAGGTGGTCGATAAGATCGCCGGTGTAGCTGGCACTACCGAGGACGACTTCCTCCCAGAAGAGGAGACAGAGACTGATCTTGACATTAAATGGCCGGACGTCAACAAGAAACTCTTCGGTATGCTGGAAGAAGTTCGGGACGCCAAGAGCCCTGAAGCAGCGAAAGCGTTATGCGGCTCCTTGATGAAGAAGTACAGCGGGGGTCAGAAATTCGGCCCTGGAACTGTGGCGCCTAAGTCATACAAGGCATTGCTGGCTGAAATCGAGGCACAGTTAGAGGCGCTTAATGGCTAAGCACGCGCTACTGTCCCCTTCTAGCGCCAACAAGTGGGTTGCTTGCGCCGCTGCTCCGGCAGCGGAACTGCAGGCGGAGAAAGAGGTGATCAACATCTACGCAGCCGAAGGGACAGCGGCTCACTTTCTCGCGAGCGAATGCCTCGATCAGGGAGGATTCAAGTTAGGAGATTGCTCTGGCCTTGTAATTTACATTAACACTGATGGTGAAGCCTGCTGGGATGAACCTGAAGGTGGGTACTTGTTTAAGTTCCATATTACCTCGGATATCGTCAGGCACATTGACACGTACTTGGCGGCTCTGCAGGAATTCGTGGGTGAAGACGGGCTCATGATGCCGGAACAACGGCTGGATATCTCGCCCATAACGGGGGAGAAGGACGCAGAAGGAACTTCGGACGCTGTTGTGATCCGTGGCACCGAACTCCAGATCCACGACCTGAAGTACGGAATGAAGGCCGTTGACGCACATGAGAATCGGCAGTTGATGATATACGCTGCGGCGGCATTGGAAGAGTACAGTTTCATGTACGATATCGACACGATAACTTTGGTCATCCACCAACCGCGTTTATATGATCGACCTTCCGTGCATACGCTTAATCTGGAGGAGTTCAACTTATTGTTGGAGCCTATCAAGGTAGCAGCGGCCCTTGCTCTGGAGACCTTACTGGTACCCGATCCTTTCGAGTACGCATTCGCCGGTAGTCATTGCAGTGACAATTACTGCAAGGCGCGATTGACGTGCCCAGTTCTATTACGGGAAGTTGAGAACGCGACCGGGGAGGCGGAACAATTCTTAGGTGATCTGGCCGAAGGTTTCGGTGAAGCGACGAGTACTGAAGACGAGAGTGCAGTGTTCTTGAAAAGGTTGGGCGATCTGGCAGCAAAGATCCCGATGGTCGAGTCATGGTGCAAAGATGTCATGGGTCGAGTTACTGCTGAGATACTATCGAACGGTAATAAGGTTCCTGGGTTCAAGGCAGTGATGGGCAAGAAAGGCAATCGATCTTGGAAGAGTGAACAGGAGTTCGCGGATACCATCAAGGGTATGCGCATCAAGCGTGAACTCGTTTACGTCGAGAAACCGGTCTCGCCTTCAGTGCTGGACGACTTGAAGAAGGACGGTGTAGTGTCTGAAGATCACTGGAAGCGCCTGCAGAAAGTGGTTACATGGGCAGAACCTAAGCCTACTGTAGCACCGGCTTCGGACAAACGCCCAGAAGTAGAGGTTAAGAAACAGACTCAAGAAGAACTGGCGTCTGGTTTCGAGTAGTATTATTTTTTTTTTTTAATATATTTTTAAGGATACGAGAATCATGTCAAAAACAATTTTTCTGAACAAAGTAAGACTGGCTTTCCCCGTGCTGTACACACCGGAAGAATTCCAGACAGGCGACGGTAAACCGCGCTACAGTGCAACCTTCCTGGTTGAGCCTGGCAGCGAGAACGACAAACTAATCCGTAAGACGATCGTCGAAGTGGTTAAGGAAAAAATTACCGATCCAAAGAAAGCCGAGCAGTTCCTGAAGTCGGTTGTAGGCCAGAGCCAAAAGTACTGCTACCAGGACGGTGACACGAAGTCGTTCGATGGGTTCGAGGGTAACTGGTTCTTGGCGTCGCATCGTCAAGCGAAGGACGGTGCGCCCGCAGTCGTGGACACCAACCCTAAAGTACTCATTGCAGAAAATTCAGGACGGGTCTATGCTGGATGCTACGTCAACGCTAAGGTGGACATTTATGTGCAAACAACTGGCAACCCTGGGGTACGTTGTGGCCTCTTGGCAATACAGTTTAACTCCGATGGTGATGCGTTCGCAGGCGGTGTGGCCAGTGCTGACGGTTTCGAGCCACTAGAGTCGGAAGACGGCGAAGAACAGAACGAATTTTATTAAACAACTACAGGGGACGCTCATCTCAAAGCCGTAATGGAAACTCAATGGGGTAGGATATTCCCCTCGGCTAGATTGACCTTAATGCGCTAGACCGGACAAAAACCCCAAGACTCGCCACTTGCCGGTTGTGCTTAAAATGCAGAGCGTTTAATATAAGTAAATGCATCAATTAAGGTAAGAGTTCCGATCGAAGCCAGTACACCTCCCACGTATCGGCTTCGATTTTTCTTATTTGAGAGGACATGAATGAAAGTAAAAAAGCTATGGGCCGATCTGGAGACATTCTCCGAGACGCCGATAAAGAACGGCACGTATCGATACGCCGAAGACTCCGAGATTATGCTTTTCCTATACGCCTTCGACGACGGGGAAGTGCAATGTTGGGACTTGACGACGGGTGAAACAATGCCAGAGGATTTAGAGCGGGCGCTGCTTCACTCCGATTGCGAGAAATGGTTCCACAATTGCGTGACAGGGGACCACGAAGTAAGAACTCCTGAAGGTTGGGTTCGTTTTGATGAGCTAGAGCCAGGGACTAAAGTGCTCCAATGGTGCAGCAAGACACAAGAGCTAACGTATACCTTACCGGAATTAACAGTTAACGAGTACGAAGGTGAAATGTTAGCTTACAATTCTTTGTTCCACAAAGGGGTGTACACCCCGAACCATCGGATATATTTTAAGACTCCCTACTTCAATGACTGGCAGGTCGAAACAGCCGAACAGTACGCCGGTAGAGGGCCTAATAGCGCAAAGATTCCGGTAAGTGGTTTCTTTCAATCACCCAACGATACCGTAAACCTGTCGGCGGTAGAGTCGCGTCTAATCGAGATGATAAGGGCGGACGCACACATAGCTTCTGGTAGGGACAGGGTACAAATTAAACTAAGGAAGCAGAGAAAGATAGATCGTGCCTCTCACTTACTGAAACAAGCTGGCTGGAATTTTAGTACCTACTTAAACAGGGGTGATACGATTATAGATTTAGAAATGCACGACAGGCTAAGTTATTTAGTGGGCCTATTAGGTAGGGGTAAGGCTAAGAAACTGGGGTCTTGGGTGCTGCAGCTTCCTGTCTTATCCCGTCTTGCTTGGTTAGATGAGGTGCAATACTGGGACGGGGTTAAGACTAACAGCGCCAAACGCGGCGGTGGAAGTAGGGCGGCGACGTTGCTGACTTCTAGCAAGAAGGAAGACGTCTATTGGCTGTCGGAAATGGCTATACAAACAGGTATGAATGCATCTTTCAGATACGACATCAAGAACAGCCGAGGGTTCAGTAGACCGGACGGAATACTGCATAAATTGACCATAAGGCCCCGTGACAGTGTAAAAACGCTTTACCCACCAGAAATAGTGCACCATCAAGGTAAAGTCTATTGCGTAACGGTACCTACGGGGGCTTTCCTTGTGCGCAGGAACGGAGCAACTTGGGTAACAGGTAATTCTATGTTCGACAGAACAGTACTTAACTTCAACGGATTGAAAGTTCAGTTAGAACGGGTCCGCGATACGATGGTGCAGGCACTATGCCACGCCCTACCTGGTTCGCTAGATACACTGTGTGGGATATTCGGCATCGCTGAAGAGGACGCCAAGTTGAAAGATGGCCGGTCTCTCATACACCTGTTCTGCAAACCACGACCCAAGAATATGAAACTCCGGCGGGCTACCCGCGAGACGCACCCCGAGGAGTGGGCTCGCTTTATCGAATACGGCAAAGCAGATATCCGAGCTATGCGTGCGTTGCACTACGCCATGCCGAAGTTCAATTACCCTAATGGTCAGAGCGATGAACTTGGTAACTGGCACCTTGACCAAAAGATAAACGACCGGGGGTTCAGGGTCGATCTCGATTTGGTAAGCGCCGCTATCGAAGCGGTGAAGTTGGAGAAAGAATCCCTTAAGCAGCAGGGCTTCGACTTGACCAATGGCGAGGTAACGAGTCTCACGAAAAGAGACCAAGTGCTCGAGCACATTCTGTCGGAGTACGGCATACCCCTACCAGACCTCACCAAAGCGACGCTGGAGCGACGCATTAACGACCCTGATATACCGAGAGGTGTTAAAGAATTGCTGGCCCTGCGCCTGCAGGCAACGACTACGAGCACGAGTAAATACGTCGCTCTCCAGAAAGCAGCGAACGATGACGGTCGGTGCCGAGGCACTATCCAATTTGGCGGAGCGTCAAGGACTTTGAGAGCTGCGGGTCGCACGTTCCAACCGCAGAACCTACCGAGCCGAGGTCTGTTGGAGGATTACGAAATTGACTTCGGCATAAAGGTGTTGAAGGATGGCGATGCTGACTTCTACTTCCCGAATATCATGAAGCTGCTGTCGTCTTGTGTGAGGGGCGTGTTGATCTCTTCCGAAGATATGGAGTTGGCAGTTGCCGACTTGTCAAACATCGAGGGCAGGTTTGTTGCATGGGTGTCTGGTGAAGCATGGAAGATAGCAGCCTTCGGAGAGTTCGACGCGGGCACTGGCCATGACTTGTACAATCTGGCGTACGCCCGAGCCTTCAAGATTCCAGTCGAAGATGTGAAGAAGCACCAGCGTGCTATCGGAAAAGTGATGGAGTTGATGCTAGGTTACGCAGGTGGTGTCGGCGCTTTCGTTACAGGGGCGCTGGGCTACGGGTTTGATCTGGAACAATTGGCCAAGGACAATTGGGACACGCTGCCGGACGAGCAGTTAAGGGAGGCGAACAGTTTCCACGGCTATGTGATCAAACGCAGAATGAGTACATTCGGCTTGAGTAAAGAGGCGTTCATAACCTGTGACGTACTCAAGCGTTTGTGGCGCGAAGCTAACCCCAACATTGCCTCCATGTGGACGCGGTTGGAGGAAGCGATCCGTATGGCGATCAGCAATCCTGGTGAGGTGTTCGAGGTGGGTGAGTTCATCAAAGTCCTCCGCAACAAGAATTGGTTACGCATCCGCCTGCCGTCTGGTCGCAGTCTGTGCTACGCAAACCCTCGACTATCGGAACGGGGTGAAATATCCTACATGGGGTTGAACAACTATACCCGGAAATGGCAACGGCTAAAAGGATACGGTGGTTTGTTCCTCGAGAACTGCGCCCAGGCAGGCTCGCGGGACATCCTATACGGGGCGATGCCAAGGGCCGAAGCCGCTGGCTTCCAGATCGTGCTGCACGTTCATGATGAACTGGTCACGGAATTCGATCCACGAACAGAGTTGACATTGGATAACTTATGTGAAATACTTGCTGCTCCCGTGCAATGGGCACCGGGGCTCCCGCTCTCAGCAGCGGGTTTTCAATCAACGAGATACAGGAAATAATATCATGGCAAAGACAAGACTAACGGCAGCTATTAAACGCAGTGTAAGAAACGCAGTAGAATACGACATTCCACGAGTAGATTTTGACAGTGCGATACACGAGGCCATACAAGCCCGTGCTTTAGCGGAGCTGCCAGAAGGGGCCTACCAGTTCAAGGACTATCCAGCAACGGAGTATTTGGGTTACCCATTGGAGTATTTGGGTTACCCATTCTGTTGTTACGTAAAGAACACGAACTTTAGGCCGACGCAAGAGGACAAAGATAGAGCTAATGAACTGAGGGAAAGGCTTGACAAACAAGGGACTGACATACGTTCCGCCATGCGCACCTTAGAGCTGCTGATGTGCGAATACAGATACGTTGAAGATTTTATAGCGGCACATCCGAAGTTTACTAAATACGTGCCGGGGGCTGAGGAACCGGCGTCTACTATAAACTTACGGGCGATACAATTGGCCGAGAAGCTCCAAGAATTAGGCTGGCCGAAGTCCGATGCGGGAAAGTAAGGTCGAAGGCTACCTTATTCAGCGGGTAGGGGAAGCCGGTGGTGATACGAGGAAGATGCAGTGGATTCACAGGAAGGGGGCTCCTGACAGGTTAGTAATGTTGAACGGCCCCCACTTCGTTGAACTTAAGGCTCCGGGTAAGAAGCCGGATCCGCACCAAGCAAGAGAGCACGCACGGATGTGCAAACACGGATTGAAAGTATACGTTATCGATACCTTAGAGGGTGTCGATCTTTTTATTAAAGAGATAACTGGTAAATGAGAAAGCAGCGTAAGAAATATGTACCGAGAGAGTTCCACGATCTTATGATCGATTTCGCCATCGAGCACGACCGATGCGCTATTTGGGCTAGTATGGGCAGCGGCAAAACGGGGAGTATGCTGACCGTCATACACCGTCAGCTACTGATGGGGGATGAGAGGCCCAAGCTCGTACTTGCTCCTCTGCTCGTGGCGAAGACCACATGGGAGGACGAAGCGCTGAAGTGGGAGCATCTGCGCGGCATCCGTGTTGCGCCGATAGTCGGTAGCGAACTCGAACGTCGAAGAGCTATGGCCTCGAAGGCTGAGGTGTACACCACCAACTACGAGAATCTGCCGTGGCTTGTTGAGTATTGGGGTGACCGTTGGCCATATGAAACGGTGATCGCCGACGAGAGCACTAAGCTGAAAAACTTTAGAATAAAACAAGGGGGCAAGAGATCACAGGCGCTTTCAAAGGTGGCGCACAGCAAGATAAAAAGTTTCATAGAATTGACCGGCACCCCCGCACCCAACGGATTGAAGGATCTGTGGGGCCAGATATGGATGTTGGACGCGGGCAAGAGGTTAGGGCGCACCTACTCGGCGTTCGAGGATCGCTGGTTCAAGATACCCGCATACGGCGACGACAAGACACCGAAACCTTTTGATCATTCCGAGAAAGAGATCCACGGAGTGTTGAAGGATATCTGCCTGACAATAAACGTGGGGGATTGGGTCGACCTCAAGGAGCCTATAGTCACTAACAAGTACGTCCAATTGCCGAACCGTGCCAGGGAACTGTACCAGCAGATGGAGGATGAATTCTTTATCGAGCTGGAGGGGCACGGGGTTGAGGCCTCCAACGCCGCTATCAAATCCGGTAAGCTGTTGCAACTTGCGGGCGGTGCCGTCTACGTGGATCCGCTTACGGAGAGCGACGACGACCCGCGTGCCGTTCACTTTAAAGAAGTCCACGATGCCAAGATACAGGCACTGGAGAGCATCGTGAACGAAGCGTGCGGGATGCCGGTACTCGTGGCTACCAATTTTAGATCGGACGCGGTACGCTTGATCAAGGCCTTTCCGAAGGGCAGTATACTGACTTCGAAGAACGGCCATCTGCTGATGCCTAAGTGGAATGAGGGTAAGATACCGATAATGTTCACTCACCCAGCCAGTGCCGGACACGGACTGAACCTTCAGGACGGCGGAAATATTCTGGTATTCTTTAACCTCGGCTGGAACTTGGAGCACCGGCTGCAGGTTATAGAAAGGATAGGTCCGATGAGGCAATTGCAGGCAGGGCACAATCGGCCAGTATTTATTTACAATATCGTAGGTCAGGATACCATTGATGAGATGGTACTCGAACGGATGGACAGTAAGAAGTCAGTTCAAGATGTTTTACTTAACGCGATGGCAAAGAGGAGAAGACGATGAGGCAGGAGTATGAAGTCCGTCTGGTCACCCGCGAGGAGTGTGCTCCTTTTGTTTTAGAAGTGCATTATGCGAGACGTTGGCCCAGCATAACTTACGCTTACGGTCTCTTCCACGAGGAAGAGCTTGTGGGAGTGGTTACCTACGGCACTCCTCCGAGTGCTCCACTAAGAAGAGGTTTGGCTGGCGATGCGCATTCGCTTAACGTGCTCGAATTAAACCGGCTTTGCCTGAAGCATAACAAAAAGAATGAGGCATCGATGTTAGTGGGTAAGAGTCTGAAACTCTTGCCCCAAGGTAAATTAATAATCAGTTTCGCAGACACCGATCAAGGGCATGTAGGCTTCGTATACCAAGCCTGCAATTTTAAGTACTATGGCCTGAGTGCGAAGCGTACTGACTGGAAAGTAAAAGGACTAGAGCACTTACACGGCCAGACCATAGCCGATAAGTTCAAAGGGAAGGGAAGAGCGGACGCACTCCGCGAACTGTACGGAGAAGCCTTCTATCTCAAAGACAGACCGAGGAAACATCGCTACGTCTACGCGACGGGGGACAAGAAGACCCGGCAACTGTTATATGATTGTGTGTTGTATAAAGAAGAGAAGTACCCTAAAGGAGAAAGAGATGAGCATAGAACTTGAGGAGTGGACTATAGAAGAGGTAACGGACTATGCCGAGGAGCGGGGCTTCACGCTATTAATACACGGCGATACCTTCGGTTTAAGCCAAGGGTTACGCACGATAGCTGTGGGTACTCTGGCCGAATTGGTGGAAGTTCTCGAAGTTGCAGAGGAGTTCGACGTCTTGGTCGAACGATTAGCGCCTGCGGGCGTAACATTACATTAGGAGCTTAGAAGTATGAAAAAGAAATACCCAGTAATAGGTTTAACAGGAGCAGCGGGTTCCGGCAAGGACACAGCGGCTGACGCCCTGCGGGAGCATCATCGGTTTATTAAACTAAGTTTCGCCGAACCAGTATATGAAATGATGAGCATCGTCACGCTAACGCCAGTCGAAGTATTGCGTGACCGTAGTACTAAAGAGGCCGTCATAACTAAAATGGGGGTGTCCCCCCGAAAACTCGGACAGACTCTGGGCACTGAATGGGGCCGTAATATGATTAACCAGAATATATGGGTCGACCATCTGGACGCTAGGCTGCATGATATCGAACTCCGTACCGGATTAGTTGGTCTGGTTATCAGTGACGTTCGTTTCCAGAATGAAGTCGATTATGTACATTCACTCGGCGGTGAAGTGTGGCGAATCGAACGTACCGATAATCCGCACGCCATAGTAACGAACCATTCTAGCGAGCAGCCTGCTCTGGGTGTTGACGATCTTATCGTCAATAACACGTCTCTGGATCAATTCAAAACAGCAGTACTTTTAAAATACGTCGACTACTTAGGAGTGTGATCATGGGTAAGACAAAGACAATTACAGAGAAACAAAAACAAAGAGCAGAACTTAATCTGGTTCTGGATTACAACGAGCAACAGTTAGTGGCCATGCAGAAGCAGGGCTGGAGGGGCCTCGACGATGCACAGATAAATGTTCTTGAGAATTTCCTAGCAACAGCAATAGAGACATTACGACTCTGCCCTCCCGCTTATGTTAACGTTGCCGCGAACAACATCTCAGTGCGTGCGAAGGCGAAAGGTGAATTAGTTCAGGAGGTAGAATTAGTGAACTTACCTTCAGGTAAAGTTGTCCGCGCAGATCAATTGAGTGAAGTCGTTGAAGATGTCAAATCCTGACGCGATAACGACGAATGAAATACACTTTATCTACACACCACCACCGAACCGCGAGAAGAAAGTCATACTACTGAACACCGGAGGTGTGGCGTTTATGGGAAGGTGGGGGGATGGGGAAGGTGTAATTGGGTGGCACCCGTTGCCAAAACGCAACAAACAATTAGAAAAGGACTTAGGAATATAATGGACGTAGTGGATGAAGCGGGACAGGTAATAGAAATGTTGCAGCAGCAGAAAGAGGCAGAGATTAGGAGGCGTGTGGCAGCGATGCCCGTAGGTAACCCCGGAGATTGTATCGAGTGCGGGGTTCCGAACGGTAGGCTAGTACTGGGAGTCTGTTCCCCCTGCCGGGATCTTTTAGAGTTGATAAAGAAAAGACGTTGACAACTGTCAACTTTAGGTTTAGAGTAAGATCATATTCAACCAAATTAATGGAGATATTGAAATGAGAAACCTAATCCTTATCGCAGCTCTATTGTGCTACTCAGCTCACGCCCTGTCCCAGGACTACATACCTTATGGCTACCCTGAGTACGCGCCTCCTGCTGTGAATTATTACAACAGTGTGCCGAGAACCCCGTCGTATGTTCAGACTATCGAGAACAACGGCCCGCAAGTTGATCAACGTCGAAACACGGAACGGATGAATCGTCAGATTGAATACCAAAATACGATTCGCAATTACGAGTTGATTTACGGCGACACTCACAGGAGATAATTATGAAAATAGATTCATTAGTGGACGCGTTCATAGCCGCCACGGTAATACCAATTATCACCGTACACTTTATAGCAGTAGCGGCGATCGCGGTGTGGTCGTTAGCGTGGATGCTTTATTTCTTTTTGAAGGACTAATCATGGCGAAAGTAATTACACAAGCAGACCTGGCTAGGTTACTCAACGATCACGCGGGATATACACACCTGCGTGATGTAGACTGGGGAGAGTACCAAACTGAACTAGCATCGGAGTGGCAGTCTATAGATAATGCGCCAAGAGATCGGAGGGTTAGATTGTTCTATCCAGGAAATAAGTCGTTAGACTTACAGCGATTAGTGCTCGAGGCGATATACACTGATAGCTTCAGAGAAAACTCTAATCGGTTGCCGTCACATTGGCAAGAAATCCCGGCGGATCCTGTCTAATCCTTCCGTTCCTTCATCTTCAATTTCTCAGTCTTGAACACGTCGAGGAACTGGTCGTAGAACTTACCCTCGGTAATTTCCAGTTCCTTGATCTGCACCCGCTTCTCAGCAGCATTCAAACCCTCGTCCAATCTGATAGCGTCCTGCAGGTCACGCACGGCTCCAATTGCTTCTGACAAGCTGTTCGCGTAAGCATCCAGCCCAATCATTTCTCCTT